GGCCCATCCTGTCGCATAAGCGATGTTAAAACTGAACCGAAAGAGGTTATTATGACCCTACAAGTAATCACCTTTGACGGTCTGTCCGTCGAAGTTACGAACCAAGGCGCACAGGTCATCAATGCGTTACAAGGTCGACTTGCGACGTCTGACGCGGCACTTACCGCTGCAAACGACGCACATGCAGAAGTAATCAAGTCAAAAGACAAAGAACTTGGTGAAAAAGACGCCGAAATCAAGAAGTTGTCCGACGCAGCTTTGACACCGGAAGCACTCGACACCCTTGTGGTTGAACGTGCCGCTGTTGTGACAAGTGCAAAATCGTTTGGCGATATTGACACGAATGGTAAAACGAATTCTGAAATTCGTCGTGCCGCTGTGATCACCGAAATGGGTGATGCCGCAATTGCTGACAAATCTGACGAATACGTTGAAGCACTTTTCGACAAGTTTGTTGCCGATGCTGACCCTGTGAAAAAACAGGTGATGAAGGACGGTAAAACCAAAACGGGTCACGCTGGCGACGAACGTCGGACGGCATTTGATGACATGGTGTCATCACTGAACCCAACTGACGCGAAAGGCGAATAATACCATGCCAGCTATTCAAACAAATTATACAGATCGTCACAGTGAAGGTCGATTGGGAGCGATTGCCGATGGTCGTCACGTTAATGCACGTTCACTGACGTTTGTCGGTGCGGATGCCGATGCAAAACTACCATTCGGCATTGCAGCTTGTTTCGGTGACGCTGACGGTGAATGCAAATTGGACGGTACTATTTTTGCAGGTTTGGTCATTGCCGAACAAGTGCAAGATGCTGCGATTGCAACAAACGCACTAGGTCACCGTGAAACGGTCGGTCTGATGTCTGAGGGTCCAATGTGGGTTGCACCCACGGTCGCGGTCGCGGCTGGTGATCCTGTTCACTTCGTTGCCACAACTGGTGCGATTTCCAACACAGGCGGTGTTGCTATTGCTGATGCCATTTTTGAAACCAGTGCAGCGGCGGGTGACCTTGCTCGCGTGTATCTGAAATAAAGGGTCAGAATATTGACACACCCATTTGAAAATCAGTTCAACATGAACGACGCCGACACACTGTCGTTCGTTCAGTCGGAATTGTCACACATCGAAACCGCTGTGTACCGTCGTCGTTATGCGACCATTCAGTACCCTGGCTTGATCCCTGTTGACACGTCAGCCAACCCTTGGGCAAAAACTGTCACGTTCATATCAATGGACGGCACGGCAAAAGCCAAATTCTTGTCGGCGAACGGTACCGATATGCCGTATGTCGGTCTGTCACGTAACCAGTTCCAATCATCCGTTCACATGGCTGGTATCGGCTACCAATACAACATCCAAGAGGTCGCACAGGCCCAAATGTTGGGTGTGAACCTGTCGTCAGAAGACGCTATGTTGGCGCGACGTGGTTACGAAGAATTCGTCGACGAAAGTCTGATGATTGGTGACGCGTCGAAAGAATTTGACGGATTGACCGACCATCCGTCAATTCCAATCATCGTTGCACCCAACGGTGCGTCAGGTGGTTCCGAGTGGGCGAACAAGACACCTGACGAAGTTTTGGCAGACGTGAACAACACGTTGTCAGCGGTCTACGTCGACAGCATGTCTGTCGAAGTTGCTGACACCCTGTTAATGGGTGAACTGTCATTTGTTGCACTGGCGAACAAGCGTATTGATGGAACGTCGACAACGTTGATGGAATACATCCGCAAAAACAACATTCTGACAGCACGATACGGCATCGCGTTGAAAATTCAGGTTGTTCGTGGTCTCGACACCGCTGGTGCGGGTGGCACACGTCGCATGATGGCGTATCGCAATGACATGGAAGTGTTAAAAGCACACATTCCGATGGTGTTCCGCTTCTTGCCGATGCAAACCATTGACCTAATGTTCAAGGTGCCTGGCATTTTCCGTTTCGGTGGCCTTGACGTTCGTCTACCAATGGCGTGCCGCTACATGGACGGCATCTAACACTAATACAGGCGCGACCACACGGTGTGGTCGCGTTTAATCATCAAACCGTACTGGAAAAAACATGACAGCTATTAAAAACACATCGGTGACACGACTTGTGTTGGCACCAGATTTTATTCTTGATGCTGGTCAGGAACGTGACGCAACCGAAACGCAGATTAAAGGCATGAACGAGAAAGTTCTGAAAGGTCTGGTAGACGGCGGCAAGCTGACCATCGAAGGTCTAGCAAATGACAAAAAAGCCGCTGATGACAAAAAAGCCGCTGGCGGTGGAATGCCGACACCTGGCAAATAAGGTCTGTCACCATGTCAACCAGTCTTTCAGAAACACACACACCACCTGATGCGGAATTGTTTAAAATACGATTTCCGTCGTTTGGTTCCGTATCTGATTTACTAGTCGACATGGTGATTGACGAAATGTCAGATCATGTCGACGAACGTTGGCGTGCGAAAGACTATCAACCCGCGATCATGTATTTGACAGCCCATAGGTTGACATTAGAAGGTGAACCGCAACGTTCGATTGCAGTTCACGGTGCCAAGGACGGGTCAGCACAGGCGTTGACCAGTGGTGTCGTTAAAAGTGTGACAGTCGATGATGTGAAAACAGAATTTGTTGAGGCGGGAACGGTCAACGCTGCATTTGGCGCAACGTCTCTAGCTAAACTGTCAGGTGACGCGTTAGATTACACGCTGACACCATACGGTCGACGGTTCATGCAGTTGCGCAAGGTCAACCACGGTGGACCGCGTGTGTTCACACCGTGACGCGTATTCGATCACATCGTGTCAAAAACGGAACCAAAGAATTGCAACGCATTATGGCGTCATTCAAAGGTCGTTCGAAAGTCAAGGTAGGTTTTCCAACTGGTGTCGATGATGAAATTCTGAACAAGGCTGTTTGGAATGAGTTCGGAACAGAACATATTCCTGAACGACCTTTCATTCGGAACGGGTTGCGCGACGGTGTGGGCGAACTGAAACGCGTTTCGCGATTGGTTGCCGCCCGTGTTGTTGATGGTAATTTGACAACACGTCAGGCATTGAACCAACTTGGGAAAACTGGTGCGGATTTGGTTAAACAAAGCGCAATTGATTTGAAAGACCCACCCAATGCTGAAGTGACGGTGTCACGAAAAGGGTCGTCGAACCCGTTGATTGACACTAACGAAATGGTTGGTTCTGTTACATGGGAGGTAGAATGATGACATCACATCTTGCATCAATCGCGATTGATGTCATTGCATCAATGCACCCGTCTAACGTTACGGTGAAGCGTGCACCGTCAGGGCAGTGGATTGACGGTCGTTGGGTGGATGGTGCACAGGGTTCACCAGAACCAATAGACGCCACAGTACACGCAATGCGACCAAAAGAGGTTCACGACATACCCGAGGGATTGAGGTACACCGATATGCGTGTTGTTCATACCCGTGCAAGTCTGAAAATTCATGACGACAATGATCGTGGTGACATTCTGGTATACAATGGCAACGAATATAAGGTATTGATGGTTAATGAACGACCTGAAGGTGATTTCAACCGTGCGGTGATTGGGCGTAACAATGTTCGAACAAACACAGTTTAATATTTTAAGATCGTGGTTAATTCGGGCGACAGAATTGCCCGAAATCATACAATCACATGGTTCCGCACCACGTCCGTCCACAGATTACGGTCTGTTGAACCTGACACGCAGTGGCGCAATCGGTCGACCGATTGAACAACACTTTAGAGTAAATCCGTTACACACTGGTGTCGACGATCAAGACCACGCTCCAATATGGGAGTATCACACTCAGGAATGGGAATTCACCTGGTCGTTTAACGTGTATAGTCGGAACCCGTTAAATGTCATGGGCAGGATAAACCCGTGGTTTCATTCTGATACTGGTCGGGAAATGTTGAAACCGTTGAACCTGTTCGCAATGGGCGGGTTCAAACGATTGCCTGAAAAAGTGAACGAAAATTGGCAAGATCGTGCAATGACTGAAATGAAGGTTCGCACTTATGTTTGCACCGATGTGACAAATCATGATAGTGACGAAATATTGATGGGTCGCGTACCTATTGACGTTGTTGACGTTTTGAATTTCAACATCGACACGGGCAACGAAGCCATACGAAACGAACAAGTGAACAGACCTTGAAAGGGAACTGATTATGGCAACATTGCCTTACACCCGCGTGGTTAACGTCGATCTAACGCGACTGGACAATTTCCCGTCACGTCAAGGTTTCGGTGTGCCGCTAATTTTAACCGACACACCGTCAGACGTCACAACGGACGTCGCGTCAGTAACACCCGTCAAAACCTACGGTACGATGGATGAAGTGGGTGAGGATTGGGGTGTTACCACACCCACATACATGACGGCACAGTCTATATTCAGCCAAAACCCTAAACCATTGCAGTTGAAAATCGGTTACGCTGATATGTCGACACCTGCGTCGATTGTAAATGGTTTGAATTCCATCGAAGCATACGACAATGGTTGGTATTCATTGGTGCAAGTTTCCGACGGTCCAGCATATGACGAACCAGTGTCAGCCGCTGCGATTGCCCAATGGGTTGAGGCGCGTGCGAAAATTGCATTGCTACCGTCGAGTGACGCCAACACCGAAGACCATACAAATACAACATGTATTGCAGCGACGTTGAAGGCGTTGAACCTGTCACGAACCGCTGTGTTCTACACTGCCAGTGCGTCTGACCATTTAAACGCGGCTGTGGCCGCATTCATGGCGACACGTAACTTTGACGACGCTGACAGTGCGTATACCGTCAAGTTCAAGTCGTTCAACGGTATTCCCACACTTGACCGTGGTTCAGCAACAATTCAAGCCGTCACAGGATTTGTTCCCGCGACGGGTTTGGACGGTGCGCAAGGGCATCGCGCCAACTGTTACATCAACATAGGTGGTTCTGATTTCGCAGTTGAAGGCACCATGTTAGATGGTGGTTTTCTTGATGAAATGCATTTCCAAGACTGGATTGTTGCACGAACACAAGAGGAATTGCTTGGAATTTTCACGACAAATGCAACAATTCCATACACCGACGTTGGCCTGAACACACTGGTACAAGGTGTTCAGGCCGTTTTAGGTCGCGCACGCACAGCAGGTCTAATCACACCTTATGAAAACACTGATGGTGACACCATTAATTGGTCACTGTCAGTTCCACGTGTGGCAACCGTAGCGGCGGCACAACGACGTCAACGTATCGCACCAGCCATTGCAGTGTCGTTTCGATATTCCGGTTCGGTGCACTATGCGACCGTCAACTATTCAATGACATTTTAAGAGGGATTTGAAAAATGACTGAACTCACTAGTTTTTCATTCGAGAACGTTTCTGTCATCGTCGATGGTCAGAAATTGTCGGGATTATGGGAAGGTGACGACCCTGTATCATATGAGCGCAACAAACCGTCCGGCAACCCTGTCGTGGGTGTGGATGGTCATGCGGTCGTGTCACGTCCGGTTGATCGTTCTCGTAAAATCACCATCAAGTGTATGCCGAATTCGACAGCACATCGAATTCTAACGAATAAACAACGCAACATTGAAAACAATCTGACACAGTCGTTTGGTATTTCCATCACTGACGTTGGTAGCGGTGAAGGTGGTCAATCGACACAGGCGACTATCATCGAACAACCAAACGTCAGTCTTGGCGAAAATGCAAAAGCACGTGAATGGGTATTGTTTGCCAATGAATGGTCTGACAACGAAGTGTCATACGATCTATAATTGACCCACAAGTTAATGTCGTATACGAAATGAACGTCACTCGATTTTGGGTGACGTTTTTCACACCAACCATTGAAAGTTTCCCAAATGGCCGAAAAGAAAATCAAAAACAGAACGTTTCGTGTTGATAAACTACCCGCGACAATAAGTGTCAGCTTACTATTCCGGTTGGGTCGTATCATTGGACCAGCGTTAGGACCATTGTCGACCCTGAAACAACCATCGACAAGTGGTGACGACGCTAACAAGCGTGAACGCGTGCTGACAGTCGTCGGTGAACTGTTTGGTGAACTAGACCCTGAAAAAGCGAACGAACTTTTAATCGAATTATGCGGTCACGCGCAAGTAAAGTTGCCCAGCGGTGTGTATGATCCTGTTGTATTCGACGCTGTATTCACCGATGACGTCACCGACGCATTTCACGTCGCGTTGTTCGTTGTGGAAGTCAATTTTGGGGATTTTTTAAACGCCGCATAGCACAACGGGTGAGCCTTGGCGGTGACCTACTATCACCTATGAAATTAGCGTCAGTTGCACCCACATTGGCCGCTGACGCCGTAAAAGCGTATTACATGCGACCTCTGATGTCGTCACCACCGTTGTGCACACTTACGGATTTGAAAAGCGGTTTGACCATCGACGATGTTGCCGATTTTCATGAAATACTGAACGCGCGTGAGGCGGCAACGATTGCACAACGTGACGTGAAAACGCATCGTTAACCTTGTTCAGTTGAATGGTGTTGACATGAGTGATACACGTTCAATTGAACGTTCAAGGATTTTCTGAAAAATGACTGTTTTAGACGAACTTGTTGCTATACTAGGGTTCGATTTACGCGGCGAACGTGACGCGAGACGGTATCAATCGACGTTAACAGGCATTGATCGAAAACTTGACGGGCTTTCTAATCGTGCCATGGGTGTCGGTCGTGTTCTGACAGGTTTGTTTGTCGCGTTGGGTGCCGCAAAAGTGGTGAACGGTGCGGTTAGCTTTGAGGAAGCTATGGCGGACGTCAACAAGGTCGTTGACGCAACACCAGCACAGATGGACGCGTTGTCGGACACGATGTTACGCATGTCGCGACAACTGCCTGTGTCAGCGGAAGGGCTGGCGTCAATTGCGGCGGAAGCTGGTGCGGCGGGTATCGCACTGGAAGACTTGGAAGCATTCACAGAACAGGTCGCGATTGCTGTCACTGCGTTCGATTTACCAGCCGAACGCGTTGGTGAAGTTATGGCAAAATTGGGCAATGTTTTTGGTTTTGCAATCGACGACATGAGTATGTTCAATGACACTGTGAACTACCTGTCAAACAACATGGCCGCAAAAGCTGGTGAACTATTAGACTTCACAAATCGCGCGGCAGGTGCCGCAAATCTGTTAGGCATCACA